CATTACCTAGGTGGTGCAGTTAGATACAGGGCAAGGAGAAACCCGCCAGTGATTACCTCAACAATAGCGTTAGAGTTTTGTTCCGTATGCCTAGGCTTAGAACATTACAAAAACTTACTAGGTTGAGCGAATAACCAAACGGGTTAATATGGGTTATCTGCTTGCGGTGATGGTGCTTAGGCACTGGTGTTAAACAACGGCTACCAACCACTCAACATATTTACTTGTAAGGTTGTTCACCATAGGCAATTGCGGTTGTTTATGGTGAATAACTTTAAATGGTGATTTTATGAAACATTACAAACACAGCTATACAGAACTAGCTAAGATTGGTCGCAGGTACTACGGTGACACTAATTTTTGTTCGGTGTTAGCGGTTGCGGTTGTCGCAGATATTTCATACGGCAAGGCGTTCCATGCTTACAAACGCGAGGGTAGACGTACTCGTACAGGTACTCACAAAGTAACGCAACATTCAGTATTAAAACAGTTTAAATTGAAATCAGAGCGCGATTACGACAAAACAGCTATCTACTCAGGCAAGACATTAAACAACGTGTTAACGGCTTGTAAGCGGTGGTCTGGTAGATATCTGGTATATGTTCGAGGTCATGTACTGGCGGTGCGCGATGGTGTATGCGAGGACTGGACTGCTGAGGGTTCAAGACGTAGAGTAATTGCAATATACAAAGTGAGTTGATATAACAAAGCCACTTGAGGAGGTGGCTTGATTATACTAATTTAATTTGGAGACAATCAAAATGGTTATAAACGAAGTTACTAAATATGATAATTATATTTTAAGTTTTAAAGGCAATGATGTGGAGCGTTGGATAGTATGGAATAACGCGCCCATCACCTTAAAGGAAGCAACGCTTGTGGCTGATATACTGGAAAGTCAAGGCTTTGTACACAAACTACAATATAACGGAGAGCAACTGTAGAGTTAATATATCAAGCCCTCTTGAGGTGAGAGGGTTTCATTATATTAATTTAACTTTATGAGGTAATAACGATGTATGCAATTTATTTTTGTGATTATGATTATCATAAGTTTGCGAGTAGCTACGAAGAAGCTATGAGCATTGCGGAAAAATCAGGCGAAAACTGTAAAGTCTATAAACTAGAGGATAAATAAAATGAAAACAGACTACGAAATTGAAAAAGAAAACTTTGAAAAACAAAGAGACCAGGAGTTAAAGCAGGGCAGGGAGAAAATGACGTTTTCCCTACGTGGTAACAATCGAGACTTTTACGCTTGGCAATGTGTCAAGTTTGAGAACAACGTAGCGCATTATGGTTTCGACCATGTAGCAACGCGGGAACGTATACTTGAGGAGGGTTTAGTTTTCAATAAGCACGGTATCACGCTCGGTCATCAGTACGGCTACGACCTTAAAAACTTCAACAGCAAAGAAGAAATGCTCGGATTTGTCATAGGCTACAACGAAGCCATCAACAACCTTGAGCATGACAATCGAATCAAAAGCCCATCATAGGAGTAAGCACCACATAACGCCTTAGATTGTCCTGTAAGGCGTTTTCTAGTGTTTATTAGTAGGTATGTATAGGTTAGCCGTAAAACGGCTTAAAATTGATTATATGAGGTTTATTATGAATAAAGAAAAAACAGATAGTTTGTATCAAGATACAGAGTTTGGTGCTTGGTTGGATAAAATCCCGGGGAATGTTGAGACAAATTACAGTGAGTTTGCGGTAGATAATGGCGGGACTAGGGTAACAATAACATTTACCATTGAAGATGATGAGGTGTAACATGAATTATTCAGCAGAAAGATATTTAGCATTGAAACAGTTTGAACGGGAGCAACAGCGCGATAAAATCCGTGCGGTGTTGTTTAATCTAATGATTGGTGGTTATGCAACACTAATAACAATCCAAGTAATGAGAGGTTTATAATGCAAAAATATAAAGTAGGTTTCCATTATGTAGAGAATGCCAGTATAGAGGTAGAGGCAAATAGTAAAGAGGAGGCGCAACTGTTGGTGCTAGATATGCTAGATGATGAGGGCGTGCCTGATGATGCTGACCCGATACAGCGCGAGTGGTCGGTGGATATAATAGAGGAGTTACTATTATGATGTATACAATATGGGTCGGTGGTGTAGAGGTAACTCCGCACCTAACGAATAGAGAAGAAGCCTACAGGATAGCCAGTAATTGGCGGAATGACGGCTATACTGATGTAATAGTGGAGAGGTACAAGCCCTATGAGTACCATTCTTAAGATGTGGCGTATATGGGTCAAAGCACTGGGAGAGAAGTCAGGTGCTAGTGACCGCGAAGCTGATTACATTGCGATTGTTAGAAGTGTAATTGTGGGGTTGAATTTTGTTACCTGTTTGTTTATAATTGCAGGGGTAATTCATAACTGGTAAAGAGAGGTTTTAAAATGCATTATTCAGTATATGTAGGTGATAAACTGGTGGATTACGAATTAACCAAAAAAGAGGCAAAAGATTTAGTTAAGAAATGTATTAAAGAGGGACAGACTGAGGCAGAAGTAGTAGAAATGGGATATGACCCGCACATAACCTGTAGGAATTATCCTTGTTGTGATGAGGCAGGTTGTGGAGCATGGTAAACAGAGAGAGGTTTTAAAATGAGTAAAGAGCAACAAAACAGAGATAAACTGATGGATTATGCACTAGGCGAGCATGATTTCTGCTTAGGGTATAAACCGCTAGACAATCAAAGCGAGCATTATTATGATGGTTATATTGACGCTAAAAGACGAGAAAAGGAGTTAGCAGATGAGTAAAGACTACAGAGAACAGAGTCAGCTAGAAGATGAAGCTGATGAAAAGTACTTGACAATGTACCAGTACTTTAAGGAGTTGACAGACTACGAGCGAGGCGAGTATGATGCCCTGCATGGTTATCCAGTGAGCGATGCAGAAGAATCACCCGATTACTATTCGGGTTACGGTGACGCTTACGCATACTTACAGACACTTTCAGGAGACATTATAAATGAGTAGAGAATATTGCAGGGTAGACGATTGCCCTAGTTATGATTACAGTGACTATGAAGATAACACTGGATACTATACACCACACGATGACAGAGAGGTAGACTATGACCCTATAGAACAGCCAGAGATGTATAAACGCATAAAGGAAGTTAAAACTAGACTAGGAGTTAAACAAGATGATTAACACAGTTATATTCAATAGATTATTTACAGTAGAATTACGTAATGGTGTAGGGATAGACTTAGAGTTTGTTGATAGTCGCCCTGTATGGACGTATAACAGCGAGACAGAAGAACACAGTACTATGCCCTTCGAAGGACTAGTTATACTACTACCGTTCATTGTAGTGACGTATGGAAGACCCTACAAGGAAATTGAAGATGAGTAGATGCAAAGCCTGTGACGTTATAATGACTGAGGCAGAACTTAGGAAGCGTGACAGAGTGACAGACGAACACTTAGATTTATGTTCAGTTTGTCATTCTGCATCAGATGAGGCAATTGAAGAGAACTGGTCAATAGCTGAAGACAGCGGTATAATTAGGAGTAATAACTAACTGAACCTGTTACGGGTTATAGGAAGTCTATGGGTAATGGGGGACGTTTCTCTGGTATTACTCCATTACCAGTACCTAATTCAAATTAACAATATAGGAGTTGCAATCGGTAAACAAACATGATATACTATACCTATGTACTTTAGTTTTTAACATTAAAGATAAATTCTAAAGTATACTTAAGTAATCTTTTTTTAACTATACAGAAGGTAAATTACTATGGCAGTATTAGAAGGAAATGTAGCGTTCGCTAACCTTGACGAACATGAAGAATATCAGGGTCAATCAACTGGTAAATACTCATTGGTATTGTCGCTAGAACCTGCTGACGCAGATACCCTAGCCAATAAGGGTGTCAAACTACGCGAGTATGAGGGAACTCAGCAACGCAAGTTTAGCACTAAATATGATGTACCCATGTTTGATGCAGATGGTAATGAGTTTAGTGGTCGATTAACCAGAGGTTCTAAGGTACGTGTTAAGTACGCAGAAGGTAAACCTCACCCA